TCTGATTTAATCTTTTATCAAACAACTCAGGCACAGCGTGTTCTATTACAAACTTGTGCATAGCATCCCAATCGCTTGTCCAATACTTGGTGCGTTGTGACCGAAAGAATAACCCCTCATCGGTTCTAACACTCTCAACTTTGTTACGATCACAATAGCTAAGAAGTGCGCGTTTTAAAGTGTCGAGTTGACGTGCCAACTCATCATCTTCTTTTGTAAATGCCGCTTTTAATTCTGCACGTTTGTTACGTATTTTTAGATACGCTCTTGTCATTTTATCGGCAGGTGCATTTGAATAGTCACCCATAGTCATCTCCTCCTTGTACAAAGTATTATTTAGTTATGTATGCTGCTCTAGTCAAGCAGTTCTTTGTATAAGTTTATCATTTCTGTGTGCACGTCTATTCTTTTATCAAGTAGTGCGTACACACGCTTTTCGACAGCCGATCCTTGTAACTGTACAACCGTACAGGGGTGCTTTTGTCCCGATCTGTGCACCCTTGCATTTGCTTGCGAGTATGTTTCCAGTGAAGAAGTCGGACCCCACCATACCACAGTATTCGCAGCAGTTAAAGTCACACCATGTGCTGCTGCTTGAGGTTGTATCACCAATATCTTGGGGTCAGGCATAGTTTGGAACCGTTTAAATATATCGGTTCTAACATGCGCGGGGACATCACCGCGAATCACCTCTGCTGTTAAGTTGTCAGACCGTAGCTTCGACACCAATACATCTATCGTGTGTTTAAACGGCACGAACACCAACACCTTTTGGCTAGTCTCATCTATAACTTCTTTGAGAACCTGATAACGATTTTTTATGTCAAACTCTAGCGCATCACCCTCATCGGTGTAGACTGCACCAGCACTTATCTGCAGTAGTTTGTTCATAGTAGCGGCTGCGTTTATGGCAGATACTTCGTCTTCACCCACTTTCATAATCAGTCTTTTGCGCAGCATTTCGTAGTATTTTGTCTGTTGTCGGGTTAATTCTACCTTTCTTTTCGTGTATGTCATGTCTGGTAAGTCGAGACATTCTTCTTTCGTGTACCGTATAGCTGGCTGTAACGCGTTATACACAACATCTGAGGCATTTTCTCGAGGAACCCATCTAAACTGAGTAATCTGTGTCATTACCATATCGCGGAACGAACTATAGAACCGTGGCACTGCATCGGGGTTAATAAGTTTAGCGAGGCCATACGCATCTAAAGGAGATTGAGCCGCTGGCGTACCTGTCATCATCCAGAGCCATGTATTATCGGTGACTATCTTGCGTAACGTTTTCCATCTTTTAGTGCGCGTGTTTTTGTAATGCGTGGCTTCGTCTACAACAATCAAATCAAAGCCACCGTTACGAACTTCGTCCAACACTATGTTCACACCGTCATAATTTATTATGACAAACTCGGCACCTTGGTTCAGAATAGCAGCGCGTTTCTTTGCACTGCCATAGGCAACATCAACAGATCGGTGCGGTGCAAACGTAGATAAGTCTTCTCGCCATGCGCTATCCATAATTGATAGTGGGCATATGACAAGCACTCTCTTTATCTTACCTTGGTTCATTAAAAAATCAGCCGACCATACGGCACTAGCAGTTTTGCCTGTACCCTGTTCGTTAAAACAAAAGGCTCGTCTGTTCATGGTAAAAAATGCAGATGTCTTTTTCTGGTGCGCAAAAGGTTTGTATCTGCCTGACCAGTTATACTGAGTATCTATAGGCGAAGGTGCCCGCACCCCTAGATTGTTTAGTTTGTGTGCCGCATCAATATCCCAATCAACAAGCACCCTATTTGTATCAACCTGTTTGCTTCTGGGTATTACTGAGGTAACACGGTTTGGATTGCGCAGCTTTAACAGCAACGCTTTACCGTCCACTATTTCCATGTGTTCTCCTACTTCTTCTTTTTATAATTTCTTGCGCGGTTCTTGCTGCGGCTTTCTATTTTAACACCGTCTTTGTTAGAACCGCCTTTGCTTAATGCTTTCTTGTGACTAACGTCTTTACCCTCACGTTTGTCGGCTTTTCCGTTCTTGTTCTTATCTACACCTTCGCGGTCTATTTTGCGTCTGGCTCGTTGGCGTTCCATTCTTGCTTTAAAAGGTTTACTACCCACAGGCTTGTTGACTTGTTTTTTACGGTCTTTTGGATTTTTATATGGCATCAGGCATTTGCTCCATTATGTACGCACTCTACTACAGGGCAGTGCCGTCTACATAATCCACTAGGTCTAGCGTTCCACGTGTCAGAGTCTGCAGCGGCACGTAAATTATTATACTTAGCAATCCACTTCTCCCACAAGTCAGCTTTATCATGTTCTTCGTAGGTGTGCTTTACTAAGTCATTCACTAACACAAAAACCAAACCAGCGCGTACCTTTTTTATCTCAGGGAAGTGCGCAAATGTTGCAAGAGCCATTAATTCCAACTGTCCTTTGTCTGCGTACCTAGATGAGCTAGACGTTTTGTAATCCACTACCCACGCCATTTCACCTAGCACGTCAACTACAAGCAAGTCAGCGATGCCACGGAACCAAACTTTTTTGTCGCCAAATGTGCAAGGTTTGAGGTCTTCGGTAATGCCCATCCTGCGTTCACAGAATTTAATACCTCGTTTGTCTGCTAAACGATCCAACCCTTTTTGCGCAAACCTAAATTCTTCGGGTAACGGTGTATCATTTTTGATGTAGTGTTCTGCGGCCTTGTGAAACTTGTTACCGTAAATAGTAGCTGCCGTGGGTTTGAACGGGTAGTCTTTCGCTACCTTTTCATGGTAAAACTGTTTAGGACATTGCTCAAAAGATTTAATTTTGCTGAATGACCACGGTGCTATTTTATGTATCATCGGAATAATTTACTTTCCCACTGGCACACTTGGTTTATATGCGTGTGTTTCGTGGTAGGCTCGACCATACCAATTTTCTCGACCCAACCTAGTTTTTTCAAAGATGCGATCATCGCACCCCAAACATTGTGGTGGTGTGGATCAGCCATCCCTTGTTCTCTACAGAACGCGCAAATTTTGCCACCCTCCACATAACGGTTTTTAGCTAAGTAGCTTGCAGCGTTATGGTAGTATTCTTTTTTCCAATCATCGTCCGCATTAACGTAAGCACGTTCTATCTCTGCGGCTATAAACTCATGTCGTTCATCCATTACTCACAATCTCCATATGATTTGCCTGTTCCACTCTCACAATTAATAGGCAGACCCTCTGCCCAATCGGGTATCCATCGCATGCACTCTTCTATGTATGCTTGTGCTTCTGGAACCTCCTGATCTGTTACACAGCTAACAATACTGTCATGTACAGTTAGCACAACCTTGTACCTCTTGGCAATGCGTAGCATCTGTTCACCTATGATGCACCGCGCAATTCCTTGACATACATTCTCCACAACTTTACCGCCATATATTTTCACCATGCCCCTACGTGTTTTATAGTGGTATTGAAGATTACCCCCATCCTTATCTTTTGTAACTTCAAGGTCGTGGTAATACATTGGCAAGCCAGACGGTAATATTATTGCTTGCTTGTCTACATCTACTTTGAGAACGCCCCTACGCCCCAATTCCGTAGACTTATTGTTATGTAAATTTTTTATTGTCTCTTGGGCAACCTTCCAAAGGGTTTTAATTTTGTGATTTGTGGTGCGGTATATATCTACTATGTTACGTGCTTCATCTTTACAAATATCGTACCCAAAATTACTCATCTGGTTTTGGAATTTTATGGACCCCATGCCATACCCTGCACCAAGGATAGTGGTTTTACCTACGAACCTCTGGTCTTTATCAACTTCGTCTGGCTCTACATCATAAATCTTTGAAGCCATATGTTTGTAGACATCTTCACCATTGGCAAACTGCGTAACCAAATCATTCTGTTCGGCTAACCATGCTAATACACGCGCCTCTATCTGTGAGCTATCAGCGTCAATCAACGTATGTCCTGCTGGTGCAATAATACTTCTCTTTAACTTTTTACCACTAGGCCCACGGCTTGGTAGGTTTTGGAGGTTGATCTTATCATCGCCGCCCCACCTACCAGTATGCGCTGCATAATATCTTACAGGTACAGGTAGAAGTCCACGGCGGGATATGTTTATGAACCGCTGTGTCCTTGTTTCTTCTAGGGTACTTTTGGTACCCAACCTAGCAGCGACCAGAGCTTGCACACGATCATCTTCATGTTCTCGCAGTGCCAAGAACTCTTCATCAGATTTTGCAAATGCAAAAGTAACCTTCTGGGTTCGAGGACTTGTTTTTGTAGGCGGCTTTACACCTAACTTCTGTAGCAGAACCGCAAACTTTGCATTCGACATTAGATCATCTCTCGTTACGTTTGCCTTGGCAAGTAACGTGTCTTTACGATCTTTAACTTCGGCTAGGTGCAACTCAAGGAGACCGTCATCCAAATCCACCGTTGGTTCAACAAACATGCGAAGCGTCAAGTCTATCAGCTTTAGTTCTCTTGGCGGAAATGCGCGGATCATTTTCATAAACAGGTCATGTGTTATGTCTACGTCCAGCACACAATAATCCCCGTAGGTGCCTAGCTCCTCATCTGTAAAGTCTCCTCTACGCTTACCCATAACACGTGTAACTTCATCACCCTTGTTCTGTAGGCCGTAAGCCTTTGCCAAGTTTGCGAGCGACACGCTACTCTCAACACCATGCAAAGCGCGTGCCATACATAATGTGTCAGCGTATATCTTAGGAGTTATGCCAAACTGCCAGTTGAGTATCGCACCATCGAACATGGTGTTGTGTGCCAGCAGCATGCTGTTTTCCCAATCATAACGTGTTAGGTACTCACCTATTTGTTCGTGCGTGCCGCTAATCCAGTGGGTCTCTTCTGCGCCTTCTTTTATCGCAACGCCAATAACTTCAAAGTCTCGGTGGCGTATATAATTTTCAGTAGTAATTTTAGACAGGGAGTAACCCCTGTCGTAAAATGTTTCAAAGTCGAGCGTGATTAATTTCATTAATCGCTACTCGCAATCTCGCCGCCGATTGCAGCGTATCCACAAATATCAACATAAGTGTCAACATCTTTAGGACCGTCACCGTGTAGACGTGATATTTTAAGCAGAACCATCATAGCCGCCACGTCACGAGGTGTAATGAAATTATTTAAACCAAGGTGAGCGTTCCAATACCCTGCGATGCGATCAAAGTTTTCTGCTGCATCGCCGTATTCTTCGTGGCGTTCACCTTCTATTTTCTTTAGTGCCTCATCCAATATCTTCTGGCGCGAAACTGTTTCACGTGGAACATCGCCCTCTAATTCAAAATCCCAATCCGCTGCCGTACCGCTAGCCTCACGCTCCGCTTCTTCCGCTGCAAGTGCGTGCGCTTCCGCTTCGTAGTCGGTGTCATCCTCTAAAACTTCTTTTGGGGTGCCGACCTTTTTCATCAGTTTCCACACGTAGCCATAAGATGTTTTGGTAGCCTTTGCTATTTCTGAGCTTGATGCTTCTGGATGTTTAACTTTGTATGCCCAAATTTTTTCTTCTTTAGTTTTCTTATTACGAGCCATGTCGTTCTCCTATTTTTCATTCGGGCATATGCCCGATTACATTTTTGGAAACTGGTATCGCAGAGCAGCCAAAGCCACCCTGCGAACCAGTGTAAGATCAATGTGCTAGAGGTACTCTCGAAAGGATGCACACCTCTTACTGCCGTGGATATTTCAATGTAGGGGTCTCTCACGGCTCTACCCCCATCGCCTCGGAACCAAACTAACCGGACGATAAATCAAACAGTATTCTGCTTAGACGTGATACGTTATCCTCATTGATGACAAGCGCAACGCCACCTGCCTTGTGTATGTCCTCCATATTCTTTTCTTGTAACGGCGTGGGTTTATTCTTGCCAGCTTTGCATTCGATACCAATAAATAAACCCCTATAACAAACTATTATATCAGGCACACCACTGCGCCCATAACCACCAGTAACAGGGTAGAAGTAATAGGCGCTCAACTCTTTGAGTATCTGTACCGCTTTCTTTTTAACTTTCGCTTCGGGTGTCATGTTATCCCTTTAACTTTATCTTTTTGATAAGTTCATTTACTTCTTTGTGCCGTGCCTGTAACCCATCATGTGCTTTCTGCATTTTAGCAGCGTTAGCTTCATAGGCTTTACGAAAATCCTGTTGTGCTACCTCACTGGTAACCAGTGCTGTATCTATGGCATCAGACAGCTTCTTAACTTCTTTTACCATCAGGCTAGCTTCTTCATTACCACCGCCCTCGCCGTAGTCGGCTTCTCGGATTTCTTTAACCCAACCCCATAACACCTTACCATCACATAGATCAGCCACACTGTGGTCAGAGTTATTTTCTTTATAACAACACCTGTCAACGTCGTATAAATCATCTAACCACTTACGTATTTCACGCCGTTGTGCAGGAGTGGATTTCATGTTGGGTTCGATTTTCGTAACAGTGGACGCTACCTTCTTCACACTAATTTTCTGGTTCATTTTTTCCTCATTACCTTTTTTGACGCAAGTATTACAAACAACTTTGGCCTTGTTTACAACCCAGCCAACTGACCTCATTTTTTGGACAACTGGTTTACTTGTCTTTACTTCAGCCGCTATTTTAGCTCTTCGACTAGGCGTCATATTTCTATGATAGTTGGTGGTAGGTATACCAATCACTACCTCTTTGCCGCAACAGTCACACGTCACACGTGCAGTCTGTTTGCCATTGGCATAACAGGGTAACACCCCCATATTATTCTCCTCACATTATAACACACCACCCCGAATAATATCAGAGGTGGTGTGAATTTTTTATTCGGGCATCTGCCCGATTGATTTTTTAAATACCCAAAATGTATCAGGCGCTGAACGCACGCCCACGTTCTCCACAATCTGGTTTTCATCGGGGTCTAAAACTGACAAGGCGTAAACTCTATGGCGTATCCACTCAGGGGTATCATCAAGTGACAGATAGTGTTTTCTAATATCATTGTCAAGTGTTAAACCTTTTAGGCATCGTATATGAACATAGTTAGATACAGGACGTATCACAACATGGCATGCGATGTCATGCTCCATCATTCCCACTGCGGTTGGTGCATACATATTAATCGACAAAGGGATTTACCTCGTCGACATGAATTGTGTACGCGTTATCGAAGTGTTTGTAACCAACGCCTTCAACATAGGTGCCATCATCAACGATCTGCAATGTAGACACACGATCCACAACCCACTGAGGAACATCCGACTGTTGGCAATGCTCCTCACTTGTTACCTCTCTGTAGGGGTTCGGGCCGTAGTGTCGTCCGTTCTTCAGCCGTG